TCTATATTATAGTCAACCCACATCATGCTCGTTCTACTTTCTTTATGTTAGAATATTTAAGTGCAAACAATGTAGCTTGTTTTGATTCCGGAATCTCAACATATATGTCGCAACGACAATAAATGTCTCCTGGCAAACTTGTACTGTTACTACGTAGCAATGTCCACTTCCATTCTTGAGTTTCGATATCTTTAAACATGTCGTCGCCTAGCTCTCGTTGGATCCATATCATCTCCATCTGAGTATGTGCATGGGTCCATTTGTACTCGCAACTACCTAAGTAATATCGCATTACCAAAATCCTAAATTACGTCCATTACCAATAATAATGAACAAACAGGTCACAACGTGTAGCACTATCCAAAAGGTGCGAAAAGCCAGAGCTCTTTTTACATCAATTTGTGATATAGGAAGAAACTCTGGCTTATCATCGTCTGTAACGCCAATTGGCATGCCAACGGTGCGAGCCCATGTTTTAAGCCAACGCCGTTGTCCGCTCATTACATTGCGTTCTTTTTCTCTTGGATCTCTGCACGGCGAGCTTTTGTTAGCTTGCCTAGGTCACCAAGTGCTGAACGTGCGCGAGCGGCTGCGGCTTTTACACCCTTTTCTTCAAAGGTTGCATGTTCTGCCAAATACTGGTTATATGCTTGAACAATCTGTTCATGCTGGGTTAGTGTTGCTTCTGTCATTTTTGTTCTCCTATTGGTTAAATTATACTAGCTGAATGCCGCTAGTTTGCGAAGTGTATTGTTTTGCAATTTCTGATTCAGTTTTTGCAATACAACTTACTGAAGTTGCCTGCAATGCAAACTTTGCATCTGGGCTTACACTAAACATAAACGGAGCAAGTCCTAGTCCTTGTTGTTGTGCAATAAGTACCATAGGTTTCTTCAGTACAAATTTTTCATTAGATTCATCATCAAGACGAGCTACAATTTCCTCGCCTGAGCTTAATTTTAGAGACACGGTGTCTCCAACCTTATATGGTGCTTCGATTAACATTATAGTGTGTGTCCTGTTCCGTTGTAGCCTGTTTCTTCTAAGTAAGTACCTAGTTGGTCCTTACCACCGATTGACGTTCCGTTAACTTTAATCTGTGGGAAAGTACGTGCTCCAGGGAACATTTCTAGTACTTCCTCACGAGTAAAGTCTGTGTCTAGTTGATAATACTTGTATTTTAATTCACGCTGTTCGCAGATCCGCTTTGCTTGATCACAATGCGGACATGCTGGTTTACCATAAATTTCGATCATAAACTAAATCCTTTAAGTGAGTCTGTTGATACATCTTGCTTGATGCCACCAATAACATAAGATTCAACTTCTGTTTCCTGAGGTGCAACTTGCAAGCCCGAGCTTGACAACCAATGCTGTGTCCACGGTAAAGGATTAGTATTAACCGGAGCATCAAAGATAGCATTTAATCCAAGTGCTTTGAGTCTACGGTTAGCAATGTATTCAACATACTGATTAAGCAATGCAGTGTTCAAACCAATCATGCTACCATCTTTAAACAAATACTCTGCCCAATCCTTTTCTTCTGCAACACATTCACGCCACAGTTCGTATACTTCTTCTTCACACTCTTTAGCAATAGCTGCCATCTCTGGATCGTCTTTGCCTTGAGCCCATAGCTTCAATACGTGTGTGCTTAGTGCAAGGTGTTGCGCTTCGTCACGGGCAATTAATGAAATAATCTTTGCAGAGCCTTCCATTAGTTTTAGTTCCCCGAAACCGAATGTACAAGCAAATGATACGTAGAAGCGAAGTCCTTCTAGGATATTCACAGTCATCATTGCAAGATACAGTTTCTTCTTAACGTCACGTAGGCTACCTTCGCCGCGATGATTGTAAGCATCAGCTGCTTCAGTGAACGCATCGTAGTGTTTAGTAACACTAGTTGCGCGAGCAATAATTTTTTCATCATCCAAAATAGTATCAAACACTACACTAGGATCAGAATATACATTCTTCATAATATGTGTGTAGCTACGTGAGTGAATTGTTTCAAAGAAGTCCCAAGTAACAATACATCCTTCAAGTTCAGGAAGTGAAACATGCGGCAAAAATGCCAGACATGGACCACGACCCTGTACACTGTCTAGCAGTGTTTGATACTTTAAGTTTGCAGTAAAAATATGTTTCTGCTCTGGACGGAAGTTAGCAAAGTCTGCTCTATCTTTTTGTAGACTTACTTCCTCAGGACGCCAAAAATAACCAAGCATAGTTTGGTTAAGTTTGTCAAACACAGGGAAACGAAAAGTATCGTAACGCTGTGTGTTTTGATCTTCACCGAAGAACATGTTCTGCTTCGTGAAGTCTACTTTTTCTTTATTAAATACAGTCTTTGCCATTGTTTTTCCTTATCCATCTTATACAGTGTACACTGAATAATGTACACTGTCAACCATTAAATTGCGCAACTATCGCACATTTCGTCTTCGCCATCTAGCTCTAATGTAGTTAGTGCTAACGCTTCGACTGGCTTTTCATCTTCTAAATCACTCGGGTCTGTTTTGTAATCATATGTGTTCTGATAGTAACTAGTCTTCCAACCATACTTGTATGTTGTCAACAAGTCGTTCATCATTACACTCATCGGAACTTCATTGTTCTCAAAGTGTGTTGGGTTGTAACTCCAGTTGCCTGAGATAGCTTGATCAAAGAACTTTTGCATTACTGCGACAACGTTGATGTAACCTTCGTTGCTAGGCATGTCCCACAACAAGGTGTAGTGCTGCTTAAGACTTTGATATTGTGGAACAATCTGCTTAAGAGGCCCTTTTTTGGACTTCTTAACGGACAAGTAGCCTCTAGGTGGCTCAATTCCATTTGTTGCGTTCGACACAACGGAACTGCTCTCTGAAGGCATTTGTGCGGACAACGTTGAGTGCCGTAGGCCGTGTTCCTTGATGTCATTCCTAAGAGCATCCCAATCATAACTTAACTTGTTCTCCACAATAGTGTCAACATCCACTTTGTATGTATCAATAGGAAGGATGCCGTCAGCGTATTTAGTACGACTAAAGTACTCACAAGCGCCTCTCTCCTGCGCTAATTTGTTGCTGGCTTTAAGTAAGAAGTATTGGAACGCTTCTGACAAATCGTGTACTAGTTTCCATGCAGTCGGATCGTTATATTGTACTTTGTGCTTTGCCAAGTAGTGTGCTAGTCCAATGTAGCCTACGCCTAGTGAACGACGAGCTTTGGTTGATTTTTCAGCAGCTAAAATTGGATAACGCTGATAGTCAATAATTTCTTCTAGTGCTCTTACTGCTAGTTCGCACAGCTCTTCTAAGTCGTCCAACGAACGTAACGTACCTACATTAATAGCTGACAGGATGCACAATGCAATTTCACCATCTTCGTCGTCGATATGTGTCAGCGGCTTAGTTGGCAATGTGATCTCTTGACACAAGTTACTCATGTATACTTTGTCTTTGAACGAACTGTGCGTATTACAGTGATCAACATTCATAATATAAATGCGGCCTGTTTCAGCACGTTCTTTGATTAGTGCTGAGAACAATTCCATTGCTGGCACAGTCTTTTTCTTGATGCTTGTTGCACGTTCGTACTTTTCATATAGTTCTTGGAACGCTGCTGGATCACCAAAGTATGCTTCGTACAAGCCCGGTACATCATGTGGCGAGAAAAGAGTAATATTACCGCCGCTTAACAGTCTTTGGTACATAGTTAGGTTAAGTTGAATTGAATAGTCTAACTTACGCACACGGTTGTCTTCTGTGCCTTTGTTGTTCTTTAGCACAAGGATGTCTTCAATCTCTTGATGCCAGAACGGGAAGTGTGTAGTAGCTGATCCGCCACGTACACCATTTTGTGTACAGCAACGTACAGTTGCTTCAAACTTCTTTAGAAACGGGACAATACCTGTGTGTGCTACTTCTCCGCCTCTGATTTTTGCATTGACGCCTCTGATGCGGCCTGCATTGATGCCGATACCCGCTCGCTGTGCAGTGTATCTACCAATCGACATATCACTTGCGAAGATACTATCAAGGGTGTCGTCGCTATCAACAAGGACGCACGAAGCAAACTGTCGCACAGGTGTTCTGACACCGGCCATGACTGGCGTTGGGATATTGACTTTAAAAAGTGAGGTCGCATCATAATATCTCTTTACGTAGTGCATACGTGTCTCTGCTGGATAGTTAGCAAACAACGTAGCTGCAATCATCATATACATGTATTGCGGAGTTTCAAATAGCTCTCCAGTAGATCTATCTTGACATAGATATTTGTCAACTACTTGGCGCAATCCAGCATATGTAAAGTTTTCATCACGCTTGTGATTCATATAGCTATCTAAACGAGTAAGTTCTTCTTCAGTATATTTTTCTAGTATCTCTGAGTCATATACGCCTCGCTTGATATTGTTTACAATCATATCACGTAACGGCACTGATTCATATTGTCCAAACACACTTTTGTATGTTCCGTACAATAGCAAACGTGCTGCTGCAAACTGATAGTTAGGGTTTTCTAAACTAATAAGATCATTGGCACTACGTACCATAATGTCTTGTATTTCGCCTGTACTCATTCCGTCATAAAATTGTATATTCGCATTCATTTCGATCTGGCTGCTACTTACTCCTGCTAATCCACGGCATGCTTCTTCAACTACGAAGTGGATTTTGTCAATGTTTAACGGAACTTTTGATCCGTCTCTTTTAATGATATGAATGCCATTAGACATGTATTTCTCCTATAAAGTGTGTCTCTTGTTTTGTATTCTATTTATTGTAACGGTTGCATGCGGTAGGTCTGCTGTGGTTTTAGCGTTTTAGGAAGTGAATCTAATGTCATTACAGCTCCCCTGTCGTAACCTAACACATAATTATTGTCTATAATTAAGAGGTATTGCATGTCGCTATGTACCTCATCTATACAGATATGTATCTCAAAATCTGCCTTGGAAAAGCGTTCAGTTAACTGTAAAGAATAACACATTCCTAATACAATATTGAACTCGCAATACCGATTTTCATCTAGTAACTGCCAAGGGTCGGGCCAAGTTGTAATGTCCCAAGGATCTGTGTATATGCTAACTAAAGGCGCTTTGTTGTATAATTCACGGCAAAGCCGGAATGGGTCTTCAGATTCTTCCAAAGTTTCTCTAAACTTAGACCATATAACAAGTCTGTCTTCGTATTTTTTTTCAAACATTAACTTACCGTGTTAGATTTTAATATGTGATGTCATAGTATAATACATGATTCCGACATCATTTGCAATACTATTTGAGTAAGTAACTTCCACAGCATCAGTAGTATTGTCTACATCGAAGTCAAGTACTCTTGCTTCAAATGATATCGCTTCATCATATGCAGCATCGCCGGTGTAATCGTAATCGAACTGAACAGATACTGTATCAGGCGAAACATCTGTGTTTAAACTTACTTTTAGCTGGCCACTATATGTAGCATCTACAATTGGACTAGAGTAAAAGAAATCTATCATGTATGTTCCAGTTGCCTTACCAGGTAATTTAAATGCAACGCTGTCAATTGTATTGCCTTCGATCTTAGCTTTCATCGGATAGTTGTATGTTGTCTTGCCAGGAGACGCAACTTCTGGAAGATAATCTGTGTATGCATAGCTAAGTGAAAGTATCTGATTGCTCAGAACATTATCATTTAACGCAGGAGATATAGTAATAGTATCGCCTGTTGATGTTGTACCAAATGTTATTGCAGTAACGGTATGGATAGTAGATCCTAATAAGAACTGACGGCCTACAATGTTTGTTTCTTCTTCTACAATGTGTATTGTATTAATATTATTGTTGCCTGACAGGGTGTTAATTCGTACACGCAATGGAAGAACATTTTCAGTGTCGCCTAGTACAACTCGTCTATCAAAATAATCACCTTGGCTCGAACCGCCGTCGATAAATTTTAATACATTTGACGTTGTATTGTTTTCGCCTGCGCCATTAGTTCCAACTTTTGAATATCTATTATTAATACTCATAACGCCGAACCCTGCTTCTTGCAAGATAGCTTCTTTAGCTATTGTATCAAATACATTGTTTTGTACAATAATATTTTGAGGTCCTGTACGCTCGCCTGGAATAGTTCCGCTTGTGCCACGTCCGTATAACATACCGTATCCGCATAGCTTGAAACAGCTTTCACTAAATGTAATGTTTGTAATGTCATATTTTGATGCAACTGCTACAGGCCAACCGTCTACACAGATATCTGTAAAATGCAAATTGTCACAATAGATACTATTACTAAACGATAGGAACTCAATGCCATAAAGCAAAGTGTATTGTGGATCATCTAGATCTTCCACGCTGGACAAGTTCCATGGACCTAATACTTCAATGTCAGTAAACGTACTGTCTCTAGTACTGTTAAGCATGATACCATGCACTGCTGCTGTTCCTACAGCATCAAAAGTAATACCTTCAATGTGTATGTTACGAGGAGCAATGTCGTAGGTCAAGTCGCCAGTCGCACTATTATTAATGCGATAGGTTCCTGGTATACTTGAACTGTTAACTGTTTGTACCATAAACGAATCAGTAGTTTGTCTAATAAATGTTTTTTGTTTTCCGGCACCAATTAGCTTACAATGTGGAGGAATGTATAGTGTATTTGAAATCTTATATACGCCTGCTTTTAAATACAGTTGTATTCTGCTGTTAACGTTTCCTACTGTAGTTTGATTAATATACGTTTGGTCTATAGCACGTTGTAATGCTACTGTATCGTCAACAATCCCGTCGCCAATAACTCCAAATGCTGCAACATCAACACGGTCATCTAATCTATCCTGGAGTGAACGCTGAGTTGCGCCTGTGTCAATTAGTCCTGATCCTGATTTATATTCGTAACCTTCAGTTAGGGTAAACAAGTTATCGTGTTCAGTAAGTACTTTAGTATTTCCTACATACGGCGCACCTTCTGCAACTGCACCATTACCTATGAATAGCTCTTGGCTATCTACTGCCCAGCCAAGCTCTCCGGAAGAAAGTTGCGGTATACCTGTACCTTCGTTCTTTCTACCTCTTCTGTGTTGTATCTTACTAATTTGGACTACGGCCATTATGTCTCTCCAGTCATTCTGTGTTAGTATTTATCGATTGACTGTAGAGAACCGTCTAGCTGTTCTGTTCGTAATATGTATATACTCTGTTGTACCATTCGTTGCGCCATTCGTCATATTCATGCGGCCATACATCAAACTGTTGGTATGTTTCGCCGCCTAGTATCATACCGTCATCGCCACGACTACACATAAAGATATGTCCTTCACGTATATCTGTGCCGTAGATTTCGTTGTGTGCTTCTGCATACGCTACCAACTGTAAGAAGTAGTTCTGTACATACTCTAGCTTCTTGGGCTTGTTGGTTTGTTTAAAGTCCATAATGCACGGCTGTCCTTTGTACTGGCCTACTAGGTCAGTTGTACCTGCATACATCTGAGGAACATAAAGAGCAACTTCCGAACCCCAAATCTCGTCAACATCGACCATTGCATTATTTCGAATTTCTTCGGCCATGCGATGTGCCTTTTGTGCAAAAGGGTTGCTACCTGGAGTGGGCCATTCGCCAAACTCGATATAGTCTTCAAGGTACTTGTGCATACGTGTACCTACACCAGCAGCTTCAGTTACAATCTCTTGTGCTTTAGTTTCGCCTACACGCCTACGCCAAGCCATCAAACCGGACTTATCACTAGTAGCATCAAGGATAGTTGTAACGCTTGCAACAGCACCACCATCGGGCGTCATGTACTTGCGCTTGCCTTCTATTTGCTTACGTGAAATTGGTTGATAGTCGTATTTTTTAGTTATCAGGGTCATCATGTATCTCTTGTATAGGTATCATGTCAACGTCATCCGCATAAAAAGGATTTGTTACTACATCATCTTCGGCTTCAATTGCAGTAATTTCAGGAATGTAATGCATCATCATTCCTTCAATACCGTGTTTAAGTGTCATAGTAGAACCAGCACATCCTGCACATGCTCCACTCATTTGTAGTTTAAGTGTGCCATTAGCATAGCTAACAAAGTTAACTTCGCCGCCATGACTTGCAACTGCTGGAGCCACCCGTGTTTCGAGTAGCTCGTGAATTTGCTTAATAATTTCTGTTTCTGTTCGTTCGCTCATGTGAATATCTCCAGTTAACTTACAGTATAGCATTAATTTACTACAGTGTCAAGTGAAGAATACCTTTTTATTATCAAAAGCTCTTGCCCAACCAAAGTATTGTGCTTTGTAATCAGAATGATCATCGGAGCTGAGATGCTCCCATTCTGCTTTACGTTTGATTAGTTGTTTTGCGCCGTCTAGCCAATCAGTATTTTCGATTATGTGTTCTAGTCGTCCTTTTGCATCGTTTGCTTTGTCTAGAGTAGTAAAGTCTTGTTCAATGTGTATTACTTCCATAACAATATCTCGAGTAACATAATCAAGACTAAAATCAATACCGTACTTGGGACGTATGTTTAGTAGTTTTTGCAGTATAGGCCTGTCATCAGCTGTTAGCTCAAGTTGATGTCTAGCAGGTCCTGCAAAGGCATAGCGTGTCAATAGCATACAATGATCAAGTACAAGACCTTCTTCTGCATCTTCTACGTCAATATACCAAGGGTCGACTGGTGCTATATGGTATTGTATTTCGTGATTTAGTTTAATACCCTGAGCAGTATAGTATGCACGTTCTAACAACGCAGGTACTTCGTACCCGTCCTTGTCAAAGTCTTTTAATGGTAATGCAAGTTGCTCAGGGTCAATTGGAACGGTCAAGTAAGGATAGCTAACAAAATTTATATCTTGTCGTTGCAGTATCATTACAAGTCGTTGCCTAATCCCTTTTTAGCTGCACGTTTAGCTGATGCAGTTACATTTGCTCCGCCGTCATCTTTTGGTGCAGGTGCATCGTCGCCGCCTTCTTGAGTGGCAATAGTAATGCCTTCTTCGTTAAAGTCTTTAACAATATCTTTAACGCCAGGAACAGTATCATATACTTCTTTGAAACTTTCGTAACTGAACGCTTCGCCGCCAATGTTTTGCATAATTTGATCCATTGCACGAAACGATAAGAAAGCAGGCTGACCTTTTTGGTCAGCCCTTGCCTGTATCATTCTTAGTAGTTGTATTACCTTAGCAGTATCAGCTGCTTCGGTTACTTTTTTTTTGAAAGTGTGGTTGCTAGCTTACGTGAAGTTTCAGCAATCTTTTTCTTGTTAAAAGTGCGTGACTCACGCTTTTCACGTCCTGCTTCTGCTTCGCCACCTGTGCCTGCTGGAGCGGCTGCGAACTCATCTTCTGTATCATCAATAGGTTCCATAGCCAAGTCTGCGTCCATGTCGTCGCCTGCTGGTTCTGCTGGTTCTGCACCCATGTCTTCTGCTGGTGCTTCTGCTTCGCCAGTTAGTTGGCCTACGCCTTGTGTTAGTGCGCCTCGAGTTACTTCTAGTGCTGTATAAAGAGATTCTAATGATGGCTTAACAGTTGCAGTAAATGCTTCGCTTGCTGAACTGCCCATTTCGTCACGGATAGCGTCGGCTAGTTCTAGCATCGATTCTGCTTGCATTTCAGCAGTGTCTTCCATCCAACTAGTAACACGGTCGACCATGTCCTTAGCTGCCATAACAATTTCTGCCTCGTCTTCTTTGCCTTCAGTGACCACTGTTTCTTCTAGTGCCTCTGCATCGTTTTGCTCACGCTCGTCTAGTGCTGTATGAATAGTATCAATAAAGAGTTTAGTTTTTTGATAGTCTGTATTCTTATGCAATTCGTTATACGGAAGTTCCTGTTCCATAGTAAAAACTTTAGTGCGTAGTTTGTTGCGCACATCTTCTAGCTGCTCATTTGTAAAATTATCTAAGTTGATTCTCTGTCCAAACGACTTAGCTAAAGACTCGTTTAAAGCCTTTGATGTTAACGGTTTTGTAAACTCTCTTATATTCATTGTATCTCTTCCTAAACACTCTGTTTATTTATACTTATATTTATTTATCATTAATACCATTTTGCAGCGGAAGCAATGGCAGATAAATGCTCTTGTATCTTTGTTTTACTTATATCAAATCTAGTACTGGCTATATCAAACTTTATCGAACTAGTCGTATGTGTTATTGTATTCATATAGAAAATACTATCATTGTAATTTTTTTCTAAATTCTTATCATGTGTTATTATATCTTCATATGCATGGGCATGCAATACTCTTTGAGCAATTGCAAATGCACTCTTTTTGTAAAAACAATTTGCAATAAGTGTAGGACCTTTATAGACGAGAAAAACGTGAGACGCTTTTTTGACTATTCGGCAATCTTTAATGTAGACAGTATCGCCTTTCTTGTAAGGAATGTATTCCATTTCCTTAGAAAGTAGCGCATCTAATCGCTTGGCGATAGACTCAATACTAGTCTTTGATTTTCCTTTTGTTAGCTTCAACTTTAAAACTCCTGCCATTGCTTATTTTAGTTACTAAACTTTTACGAATTAAGTTCTCTAAAATGAATCGTTCACGTTCTGTAAAATCTTCTATCGCTCTTGGACCATTAAGACGCTGTAGCAATGCTCGTTCTTCATTGCTAGTGTTTATACTAAAATTTTCTAGTACATCACTTATCTTCATTTTATTGTTGATAACCTTTTTCTTAATAGTGCAAGTTCTTCGTTAGCTAATTTTTCAGCTTCTCTAGCTGCTGCAATTTCATCTTGCGCAGCTTTAGCACGTTCACGTGTTTGTATGATAGCATCGTTCTTGGCTTTAATTTGCGCTTGAACTGCTTGACGTGCTTCGGCTGGAGTTGAGCCACTACCCATGTCTGGTGTAGTTGGTTCAGTTTGTGCTTGACCAATGGTTGAACCATTGTTAGGAGTTTGTTGATTTGGTTGTTGCTGTTGACCGGATGCTCCAGGAGCCTGAGTACCTTGTGTGCCCTGTGTAGTAACTTCTAATACTCTCATGACGTTTTTCTCCTAGTTGTTCTCGGTCTAATTTTTTGTACACCGCTTAATCTTTTAGATAAAGCATTGCCCTTTTTTGTTTTTTGTGCTTTGACTTTCATGCCAGTTGCACCTTTTGCTTTAGTAATCTTTAATCTCTGACTTGCTTTAACATTTATTGGTGCATTGCAAGTTGCTGGATTGGCAACTACTCTGCCATCTCTTGCGCCACTAGTACATCTGTACTTACGCACAAGTTTGTTGCCTTGTCTGCTGTAAGTTTGAGTAAACGTTTCAGAAATTAAATCTTTGTATTTCATCTCTTTCTACTCGACTTGTTCATGGCTTGTACACGTTTGCTAGCAGCATTCATTTTTTTAGTTTTCTTTGCTTTGCGTAGCATCTTTGCACCTAGTCTAGCCTTAGTGCGTTTCAGCGTCATGCGAGCTTTCATATTGATAGCGGCGTGACATTGTGCAGGCTTGCTGACAACACGACCATGTCGCTGTCCGCCCATGCAACGAAACTTTCTTACAACTGATTTTCCTGACCTGGCCCAAACTTGCTTTTCGTCTAGTTGGTCTTCTACTTCACTAATACGCATATTAGTATTTATATTATTTTTAGAAGTTCATTATTATTACGATAATAGTAGAAAGTAGGCCTGCTACAATTGTGCCTGCTGCACCTATTATCACTTTGGTCATAGATTGTTGACCTGCTGTTATATCTTTATGAATATTGTCGATCTTTTCTTCGACTTTGGTAAGGCGTCCTTCTAGTACTTCGTAACGTTGCGCACATAGATCGACGTGTGCTTCTAAGTTCTTTTTTTCTAAGGCAGATGCCATAATATTCTCCGTTATCTGCCTTTGCTCAAAAGACATAGTAAAATTATATAAAGTTATTTATCAATTAGATCAAATATGATGTTATTAAATTTCTTGTCTTTGGTATGAAACACACCTTTGTTTATTTTAACCGTTTCGTCTAGATCTAATATGACCGGAATCAAATCAAATAACTCTTGCAAGTCTTTCTGTACAATACTATCTTCATATTCGATATCAACTATAAAAGACCAAACATTGTGTTCGCCTTTGATGTTACTGCCAAATGATAACTTATCTACTACAATGCTTTCAACAGTAGGAGATTGTGTATAATACGGATTAGCCTTCATGCCAATTGTTTGCAACACTGTATTAAAGTTGCACTGCTGTTTGTACTCTTTAGTTTTATCATTACGGTTACGCATTGTTTCTGTAATGTCAACTACTGTTAATATTTTTATTTGCATAGTGTTATTTAAGTCATAAAAAAAGAGCCACTTAAAAAGTGACTCTTTAGTGTGACGCCTGCCCGTGGGCCGTAAGTCACGTTCCTAAGGTAGTAGGAATTAGTCTGTAAATGTGCAAACTAGAACTGCGTTAGCAATAGCTGGTGTGCCTGTACCCTGTACTGCAAAGTGGTTGCCGTTTGCAACGCCTTCTACTGCTGCGATTGTGAATCCTTCAGCTTGTGCTTCTGCTACGCATGCTGCCATGTCAGTACCAGTTGCTACTGATAGTACGTGTGTTGCTGGGCCGATACCGTTACCTGCTTTTACGCCTGTTCCTGCTTTTTGTGTTACTGTAGCCATTGTATTTCTCCTATGTTATCTTAATACATTCTCACGCTCAGTGAGTGCTTTCTACATAAGTATTTATCATTTTGATAAAAAAACTTTTGTTATGGCTTGTTTTTGGCTCGTTTGTGAGCAATCTTTACCATGTTAGTATACTGCGGGCCTGCTTTTACTATTTCATCTAGCATTTTGATAGCAGGAGCATACGCTTTTACTAAGTGTGATGGTATAGTTTCGCCTGCTGCTGCACGATCTAAAAACTGTTTGATCAGTGGAAAGTTAACAGACTGTTCACCGTACAAATACTTGTACATAATAACATCGTTAGATGCAGGACTATCAGGTTTGCTTATTTTTGGTTCATCGTCTTGCACATTACCTGATGTCATTTCTAAGTTTTTATCTGCTGCTAGTTTCTCTAACAATGGATGCAAGTCACTATTGCGTAATTTTGCACGACATGCTAATATCAAACGTGTTGTTGCTAGTCTACGTTCTTGTCCTCTTAGTGTATCCCAATTCATAATGTCTCTACGAATTTTACTATAATTAGAGTTCTTAATGCCTAGCGATTGTTCCATAGATAACAAGAAAGACTTATCAGCACTGCTTAATTCTCTATCGTAGCTAACAGCGGTTAAGTATCTATTAAGTCCAAGCACAGGAACATTTTGGCTCTGTCTTAGACTCCAAGCAGCACCTGGATCTTTTAGTTTGTCAATAGCTTCTTTATCGCCAGTCGCAAAGTATATTAGATTATGTACATCACTTGCGCCTGGACGGAATTTACCATATCCTGAATACTGTGTAGTATTCTTTGCATATTTAACAATATCTTTTCTATGTAAAGGATACTTATACACAAGATCAATTATGCAAAGACTTAGGTAAAGTCTTTCAAGCACATCAGTATAAGTTAACTCACGCTGATTATTATCACCGCGGGTCATTCTTGCTTCGTGTATCTCTTTAATAAAGTTCATTATTTTCTTTTAGCTCTTGCTGCTCTATCTGCTGCCATTGCATCAGTTGCATCATCTGGCTCGTTAAAATCGTTATCGTCGTTGTCAGTATCGTCTAGTCCGCTGTCAGCGTGATCCTTTGCAATGTTATCAGCTGCTGAAGCAATTTTATCAGCAAATGCCAATAGCTTTTTAATCACTTCTAAACTAACACCTGTTTTAGCAATAAGCTCTTGAACATTCTTTGGACCAAATAATGCGCCGTAGTTTGTTAGTTCGTTACCTACTTTAGCCATAACATTTGATAGTGCATCGTCTTTAGTTTTTGCTGCTTGATCCATTAGCACTCTGCCTAGATTAGCTAGCTTACGTTGCTCTGGTGTAAGATCAAAGTTGTCGCCTTCGTTCATTTTATTCTTAGCATAGCAATCGCAATGCTTGCAGTCTGGTCCACATGAACATTCAGTTACAGGCTTGCCGCAACATGCTTCGGGACACATTTCTACAGCCTCATACATTCTTTCAACTGTTTCTATTAATGTTCTCATTGTACTCATTTTATCTCTCCACCGCTCTGTTAGCTTTTGTAAAAAATTCTCGCGGTACTAGTTTAATGTCGCCCTCTGGATGAGCTAACACGTATCCTTCGCCGCCTTGTCCATGACCCGGAATGCTGGCTTTGACTGTTGCATCGTGTGCGTCAAACTGTCGAATAATATCGTCTTTTACTTTCATAAGAGATGATACAGTATTCCACAATGCAGTCCATGCAGTCATGTGTGTTTTAATATACTCTAGTATTTTAGCTTTCTTTTTATCACTAATCTTAGAGTTATTTTCTAACCATTTGGCAAAGTCTCCGCCTAGGTTTTGTAATCCTGTGTCTACTTTGCTGTTTGTATATGTATATAATATATTTGCAAAGTCTGTCATTTGCTGTTGTTTTAATGTTTCTTGATTTAATAGTTCGTCAATACCAGCAGCATTTTGCTTAATGATAGACTCTAGTTGTGCTAGTTCTTGATTGTCAACATCTGCTGGGCGTTCAACTGTAATAGACGGAACTACTAACACATCTCTGCCTTGAAATATATTTGCATTTTGTAGAGGGCCTTCAACGCCTTCTTCGTTCACTTCTCTGTGAATAACAATGCCTGCCTTACTTGCACCTATGCGCTGACCCAATTCAGAATTTGCAGCAACACTATACTCTACAATGTTTGGTTTAAAAACATATGCACCGTTTTGTTTTGGAGGAGTAGTGTAGTACAGCAAGTCTCCTTTAAAGAAGCCTCTATAGTCTTTTGGAACTGCCTTTTCAAAGTCAGTAAATGCTTCGCCCATCTTTTGTGCAAATGCTATTCTGTCTGGGTTGTCTCTGTTCTTGCCACCGCTG